CCCAGCTCGGGCACGGTGACCTGCTCGGGCCCCAGGTAGCGCACACGCGCCATGACAGGACTCCTTCTCAGATGCGGGCGTGGCAGGACACCGTGAAGCCCAGGGCTGCCCGAGAGCCCTGTTCGGTGAAGTACTGGCGCAGCGAGGCGCGGGTCAGGTGCGCCCACAGGACGGTCCCGTTCAGCGTCGGTGCCTCGGGGGCCGCGCCGGTCGCCCGCAGCTCGTTCTCGACGACGCCGAGGATCTCGAAGACGCGGTTGCGTACCGTCGCGAAGCCGTCGTCGCCGGACCAGACGTCGATGACGCAGACGATGCTGAAGTCCTCGTCGCGGGTCCGGGCCCCGGCCGCGTTGAAGTTCTGCACGACCTCGGCAGCGAGGTCCTCGCCGCCGGACCAGCCGACGGCGAGGAAGTCCCGCGTGGCGATGTCGACAGCCGGTTCCCCATCGGTGACCAGCACACCGGTGAGCGCGGTGGACGCCTGCAACCGGGTGACCAGTGCGGTGATCGCTGCGGGCAGAGCGGAGGTGGCCATCTACCCTCCCTGCGGCGGCAGCCGGTCCGGTTCGAGCAGCTGCACGGCCCGGTTGGGGATGGCGAAGCCCAGGCCCGGCAGGGGCTCGGTGACGTCGAAGTCCTCGGTGCCGCGCTGCGGGCGCCCGGGTCCCTGCCGGGTGCGCCACAGATGCTGGAGGATGATCCGCGACGCCGACGTGATGTTGTCGCCCACGACCAGCCGACCGACCCGGTAGGTGAAGTCGAGCGGCCCGTACAGCAGGCCCCCCGCGACCGGCTCGACCAGACCCGTCTCCAGGTCCAGGTCCAGATCGTCTACCTCGTAGGACAGCCCGCCCGGGCGGGGCGAGGTGGCGGACACCAGCGCCAGGCAGGGAGTGAGGGTGAGCGCCACCGAGCGGGCGCTGGTGAAGCGCACGCGCTCCGTGACGGTGCGGGGGACCACGGGGCCCACGAACATCTCAACGGCCCGCGTGCACGCACCGATCCACGACCGGATCTCCTCGTCGTCCGCGGTGTCGGTCTTCTTCAGGTGCCGTCGCCCGTCGGCCAGCGACATGATGGCGGGCGGGGCCGCCTCGCGGACGTCGAACATGTCCGTGTAGGCGTGCGCCGGGCCGGTGAACTCCCAGCGGACGGTGTGCCGCCCGGCCTGCACCGTGGCGTAGTCGGCCTGGTACCGGCCGTCGGTGCCGGTCTCCGAGGCGGAGGGGCTGGCGGTGGTGCCGTCCGGCAGCGTCACGGTCACCGCCGCGGCGGCCGCCGTGGTGAGGGTGCCGGCCGGGTCGAGGCAGTCGGCGGTCAGGCGCACCGTGGCGCCGAGGTCGAACGGCACGATGCGCTCCTACGTCGTCGCGGCGTCGCCGAGGATGCCCTTGCGCTTCTGCCCCTCGGCCTCGGCGGCCAGGACGCGGGCGCGTTCCTCGTCGTCGGCGTCCTTCAGGTACGCGAGCACCTCGGGTGCCTTGTGCTCGCCCGGGTCGAACTGCTTCGTCCCGTCCGGCGTCTGGCGGGCCGTCTGCTCGGGCGGCGTCAGGGTGCGCCTCTCGCCCGGTTCGCTCGTCGCCTGCTCGGCTGGCTTCATCGTCGTGGCCGTCAGCTGGCCGGGGCTGGCCTCCGGCTCGGCGAACAGGTGCTTGTGGGTCTTGAGGATCGGGTTCTTGTCGTCGACCAGCTGCCCGGCGACGAACGCCACGGGGGCGCCGTCCCGCCAGATGGTGAACGACTCGGTGCAGCGCTTCATGGTGCTCCTCAGCTGTGCGCAATCGGGGTGCGGCGCGGGAAGGCGCGCACGATGACGGCGCCGAGCGTGCCGCCCGTGGTGGCACCGGACGTGGTGACGGAAGCGCGCAGGTAGCGCTTGGAGCCCTTGTAGCCCAGCTCGAACAGGGTGTCGTCGTCGGCGGCCACGACCGTCGGCGCGGAGCCCTGGAGGTCGGCGGCGGCCACCGTGCCCCACGCCGAGTTGTCGTCGGACTCCTGGAGGATGACCGCGTGCGAGCCGTCGGTGATCGTGCCTGTCTGCACGATGAGCATCGCCGAGCGGGACGCGTCCTTGTTCTCGTGCAGGTCGACGGTCGTGCCGTTGACCGTGCCGTTCGTGCGCAGCGCGATGGCCAGCGTCGCCTTGGCCCGCGCCACGTTGTAGAGGCTCTGCCTCATGGGTGACTTCCTCTCGGGGAACGCCGACGGCCGGGAAACCACAGCGGGCTTCCCGGCCGTACGGGCGGGGTCGGGTCAGGTGACGTTGAGCATCCGGAACGCGCCGTCGTTCACCGAGTCGGCGCCGACCCGGTACCAGGCGTACCAGCCACGCTGGCCGGTCGGCCGGCGGTTGGCGCCCACCAGGTGCGGCAGGAACTCGATGCTCATGCCGATGCGGTCGGCGATGACGTAGTTGTCGTAGTCGCCGTACACCATGACGTAGTTCTCGGCGGCCGCGGTGACCGAGCCGTCCATGTCCTCCGCCTCCAGCGCCTTGCGGCCCAGGAGCATCGGGGGGACGTCGGCGCCGATGCGCTCCCACAGGTTCGTGCCGCCCGAGGAGTCGAACTGACGGATCGCGTTGTAGATGCCGCGGTTGGCCAGCCACGCGGCGTTCGGCCGGTAGCGGCCCGGCAGTGCGGTGTCGGTCTTGTAGACGTCGCCGGAGGCGAAGGTGTCCGTGGTCGTCGAGGTGACGATCGAGGACGTGCCGGTGAGGGCGGTGACGATGCCCGTCGGCTGGCCCGAGCCGCTGCCGGTGATGAACGCGGCAGCCTCCAGCGTGTCCTTGCCGAAGGCGAGCAGCCGCCCGACCTCGGTGGTGACGTTGTCGGCGTCGTCCATCGCCTCGATGGAGATCGGCACGAAGCCGTCCGCCTTGTAGACAGGGACGGTGGGCTGAGCGAACGTCGGGGCGTTGTCGCCCGCCTCGCTGCCCTCCGCGGCCCACCGCCACGACACGGCGCCCGCGCTGACGCCGTTCCAGACGTCGCCGGTGGCGACAACCTGCCGGGCGACCTGGCGGATCTGGTTGATGGACCCGTTCGCCGTGATGATGACGGTGGGGTCGAGCTGGAACGGCACCAGGTAGCCGCCCGCGTTGTCCGTGAGGGACATCGCGCGCTCCAGGGCCTGCTGCTCCTCCGGGGTCACCATGTGGCCCTTGCCGCGGGCCAGCTTGGACCAGGCGCGCATGTACTCCGGCGAGGACGTGGCCAGGCACATGCGGGCGATGGTGCCGCGCTTGTCGTCCCAGGCTTCGATGATGGACGTGGCCGTGGACCGGATGCGGTCGTTGGCGCCGGCCATCTTCTCCACCGCACACAGGGCGCGGGCCCGCAGCTCCTGGCCGAGGTCCTCGGGGGAGCGGTTGAAGGTGCGCATCTCGCCGAGGTCCCACGGGTTGCGGAACCGGCGGTCCTCGACGCTGTCGGGGTTCAGGACCGGGTCGAGGTCGTAGGCCCCGCCGCCCCTGCTGTGCGGCGTACCGCCCTCGATGCCCAGGGCGGGCGGGGTGCGGTCGGTGGCCTGGGTGGCCGCCCGGACGCGCTCCAGAGCGCTGCGGCGCTCCAGCTGGCGGCGGTGGTCGTCGACCTCGGCGAACTCGGTGGTCAGCTCGTCGAAGTCGCGCTCATCCTCGGCGGTCAGGTTGTCGCGCTGCTCCAGTTCTTCGAGCCGGGCGCGGATCTCTCGCAGGCGGATGACCGCCTGGCCGTGGGAAAGCTGAAGCTTGGGCATCAGCCGGTCTCCTTCGGGGTGTCGATGGACGCCAGTACGCCGTCCATCAGCTCGCCGATTTCGGCCAGCTGAGAGCGCATGCGGACTGTGCGGTCGGAGGGCGACGGGTGCCCATCGGCGGGCGGCGCGTCTGTGGTGCTCGGGGTCGGCGGGTGCTCGGGGGTGAGCGGCGCGCCAGTGGAACGTTCGGGGGCCGGGTGCCCAGAAGCGGGCGGCGCGGCCGGTCGGGTCGGACGCTGGTCGGGCGGCAGCACAGGGAGCCCTGGCCGCTGGTAGAGCAGCGCGGTGGCGACCTCGCGCCGCAGCTCCGGATCGTCCGGGACGGACGGTGTGGCCGCGTCGCGGGCGAGGGAGTGGCGGATGCGGCGGGTCATCTCGTCGTCGAGAGCCAGGCCATCGGCGACGTCCCGGGCGCGGACGGACACGCTGGTGCCCGCGTAGGCCGGGAAGACGACGGGCCCGAGTTCGCGGCACTTCAGCTCGATCAGCTCGCGCTGGAGGGGGCCGCGGTCACCCGGCATCCACAGCAGGTCGTAGACCTCCTCGGGCTTGACGAGCTTGCCGTTGACGTCGCGCCACTCCTCGCGGACGACCTCGAAGCGGAAGCTCATGCCGTTCACCGACTTCTCGGCGATCGCGTCGCGCACGGGCTGCATCAGCCAGTTGTCGGTGATGCGGCCCTCGACGTAGAGGCCCTGGTCGTCCTCACGCAGGTCCGCGATGGACCCGATCGGGATCGACCCGATGAGCGGGTGCCGGCCGTGGTCGAACTGCATGACCGGGGTCTGCTCGCGGATGGTCTTCTTGAAGGCGCCCTTGCGGATGGTCTCGGTGAAGGTGCCTTCCCACGAGTTGATCTCGGTGGGGGTGCCGAAGAGGGCTGCGTACCCGGTCAGGGTCCGCCCGTCGCCCTCCTCGTCGCCGTCGGCGCGCACCAGCTGGAACGGCGCCGACCTCTCCAGGTCGCGCGTCACGGTGGACAGGGCGGGCATCAGGAGCCTCCTTCGGGGAGTGCTGGCGGGGCCGCAGGGTCAGCGGAGCCGGGCTTCTGCAGCTGCACGGAGAACAGGCCGGTGTGGACGAGCAGCGACCAGTCCGAGGCGCGTACGGCGGCCATCACGGACGCCGGTGTGTACCCGGCATCGACGAGCGTGCGGATCGTCCGCGACTCCACGCCCTGGATCTCGGCGGCGTCCCGGGCGTCCTCCCGCAGGAAGGGCACCCCTCGGGCGTCGTACCAGAGCCGGACGGCGCCAGAGCCGCCACCGCCGGGCGGGGTGACCAGCGGGGTGAAGGACCCGGCCGCGTTCTGCCACAGCGGGTGGATCGTGCCGTCCGCGAAGCGGCGCCTGGCCTGCCCGTAGTTGGAGTAGGTGGCGGCCTTCAGTCCCTCGGACAGGCCCACGATGATCGGCGGTACCCCGGCCGCCGACGCGATGCGCGTCTCGCCGGCGCCCTGCACGGCGCTGAAGTCCATCTGCTTGAAGTCGGAGCCGACCACGGTGACGTCGGCGCCGCCGCCGAGGTACAGCGTCTTGTAGGCGTTCTCCACGCCACGGTGGCTGGACTCCATCTTGGCCTTGAACTTCGCGAACGCCTCCGGCGTGACCTCGCGGGCGAGCCGGACCACCAGGTTCGGGGTGGCCGCGTTCTCGAAGTACTTCCGCTTGTGCGCGGCCATCAGGTTGTCGTTCTGCACCTCGCGGATCACCGGGGTCAGCCACGACATGCCGCGGAACGTCGCCAGCGGGTCGGGGGTGGGCGCGAAGTGCGCCACCTCCTCCGGCCACAGGAACACCGGCTCACAGCCGGGCTCCTGGTACCAGTAGCCGAACCGGCGCCAGCCGAGATCCCCGCCGTGCGGGTGCCGGCGCCGCTCCAGAACGATCTGCACCCAGTCCGGGCGCATCCGGACGGCCTCGTCGTCCTGCCGCGTCCAGTAGCTGTTGCCCGCCAGGTCGGCGTCCTGGAGCACGCGGTTCAGCAGGTCCTGCGTCGTGCCGCCCGGCCACGGCGCCTCCAGCAGCCGCAGCTCGCCCGTCCCGAACATCTCGGACGGCGTGCCGTTGTTCAGGCGCTGCCACGTGAACCGCGGCGCCGAGAACACCGACATGCGGGCCACCATGCATGCCCAGATCACCGGGTTCGACGCGAACAGCTGGGCGTAGCCCGGAAGGTCGGTCGGCGCCCGCTCGGCGGCCTGGCCGGGCTGGGTCTGGGTGATGCCCAGCGCGGAGAACCCGCCGTAGCCCAGGGACGCCTGCAGAGCGGCCGCGTAGTCGTCGATCGTCGCGATGTCCCGGCTCTCGGACCGGGCCCGCCGGGAGCGCTGCCACAGGCTCGTCACGGGCCACCCCCGTCCCGGTCGAGGAGGTCGACGTCGGTCAGGAGCAGGCAGTACAGGATCAGCAGGATCCCACCGACCATGAGCCCCGCCGACAGGTCGACACCGGCCCACACACCCGCGGTGACCATCCCGCCCCCAGTCAGCACACCCGCCCGCGCGCGGGCCTCGCGCGTCAGCCGAACTCGGCCCACGGTTCCACCTCTTCCTCCGGCTCCTCGATCTCCACGAAGAGGCCCCAGCGGGCCAGCGTCACGGCGACCAGGGGCGTGATGTCGATACCGACGCCCTTGCGGGCCCACGCCCAGGCCTCGCCCAGCTCCCGCTTCCTGGCGCCCGCCAGGGCCGTCGACAGCGGGGCGTTGTCGAGGTGCGAGATACGGCCGGCCGCCACCGCGTCGAAGAACTGACCGGTCGCCTGGACCACGTCCCTCGTCTTGGTCTGCACGATCGGCACCAGGAGCCGCGGCTCCTCGTCCTCGGCGACCGGCTCGTCCGGGTCGGCCTTCAGCGCCTCGGTCACCTCGGCGATGAGCGAACCGGCCGGGCTGCCCGGGTCGATGACCACGCAGCGCGGCCCGTGCCGCTCGGCCAGCTCCCGCAGCCTCTCGGCGACCCACCCGGTGCCCGGCCGGTTGTCGACGACCTCGACATGCACTCCGGGCCCGCACCGGCCGGCCACGCAGATCGATGCGTGCGAGCGCTCCGGGGTGACGTCGACGGCGAAGGCCACCGGGTCGTCCGGCTGGCTCTCCTCGTCCGCCAGCGCCTCCCAGACGTCCCTGCCGATGACCTGCCAAGCATCCGCCTCGTCCGACGGGTACTCGCCCACACCGAGCCGCTCCCGCGCGTAGCCGTCCGGACTGAGGGTGGCCCGCTCGTTGGCCACCTTCGCCAGGGACAGCCGGTAGCCGACCGCCGGGTTGGACTTCAGCACCGCCGCGTCGGAGGCGGGATCGTCGTGCTTGTCGCAGTCCTTCGGGCACTCCTTGACGTGCAGGTCCGCCGACCACTCCATGTACGCCAGCGACGGGTCAGGAACGCCGTCCTCGATCGCCTTCAGCGCCCGCTGCCGCAGACGTCCCAGCTGCACCGACGGCGCGCCGATGCCCGCTGAACCCAGGTACCAGATCTGCGGGTCCTCGATGGCGGCCATCGTGGGCAGCAGCGCGTCCATCTCGTTGTCCCCAAGGATCATGTCCTCGTCGAGCATGTTGCTGTGCCCACTGAACCCGCGGCCGGAGCCCTTCGAGCGGGCGATGAAGCGGAGCATCGCGCCGCTGTGCAGCTCGATCCATTCCTCGCCCACGGTCTGCCGGTACTGCTTCACGCGTTTATGCAGGTCAGGGCACCCCCTGATGAGGCGCTCGATCCTGCGGAACGCGTTCTTCGCGGTCTTGAACTCATGCGCGGAGTGGAGGATCAGTTCCTCGCCGCCGATGAACAGACCCCACAGCTCGCGGGCCTCGATGATCCCGCCCTTGCCGTTCTGGCGCGGCACGTTCACCGCGACCTCGAACGCCGCCCACGACCCGTCGGCCTTCTCCGCCATCCCGACGCGCAGCACGTGCTGCTGCCACGGGTCGAGCTTCAGCCCGGCCTTCGCCGCCAGGTCGATCGCTTCCTGCCCGGCGCTGGACACCGAGGGCGGCGCGATCTGGATCGGCGGGGTCTGCCAGCCGCACACGTGCCCCTCAGCCGTCGGCGGCCCTGCGGGCGTCGGCCCGGCGCTTCTCTCGCTGGCGAGCGATGTCATTGACGGCGTCCTCCTCCTCCCCGACGGGGGCCAGCTTCCGGAGGTCGGCCATGATCGACCGGAGTTCACGGGCAGCGACCGCCTTCGCGGTCGGTGCGTCGGCCTCGTCGATTGCCTTCGCGAGATCGCGGGCGACGGCGGCCATTCCGGGCGAGGTCTCTTCGGCGTGAAGATCGTCAAGCTCGGCGGCGATCTTGTCGGCCACGCTCATGATCACCTCCGTCGGTGACGCAGCGTTACATCACGGAGAGTGATGGCGACTATTTCGCTGGAGCTCGCTTCGCCGAAATAGTGAGTGCATTTGAGGCCGCGCAAAAAACAGGGCGACAAGGGCGTTTGGGTCGCCCGGTCTCCGCCGTTTCACGATGGACTCGGGCCCCCCTCCTATTGAGGCCGGACGCTCGCCGAGCGCCCTGTCACCTGCCCGGAGGGCGGCCCATCACCCTGTGCGATGCCGTCCGCCGGGTGCTCCGCGCCTCTTCGGTGAGGGGCTCACGGGGGTCACGCGGGGTGCCGGCCGGGCATCGGGGGCGGGTCCTGGGTCACCATGTGCGCGACGACTGCCTTGTGACTCTGTGTTGGCTGGCCTGCCTGCCCTGCCGTGCGTACCAGCGTGTCGCCACAGCCTGTAGTCCTGGCGCGCGCATGTCCCTGACCCGCTGCATGACGATGTCCTTGCCCGGGTCCACCGCCACCACCTCGGCCCCGTGCCGCCGGTAGCGGGCCAGCCACTTGGGGCTGGGCATGGTGTGGATCAGGTAGACGTCGACGTCGTCGAGGTGCTTCATGGCCTCGTCGATGGCGGCGTAACGGGCGCGGTGGGCGACCTTAATGGCGATGGGGTGCTGTGACCAGGCGGGGGCGCCGGGGCCCATGAGGGCTTGGGTGATGCGGTCGAGGTCGATGACGATGTCGGTGGGCTTGGCCCGCGCTTCGATCCACGATGACTTGCCTGCGGCCGGAGGGCCCGTCACGACGTACAGCACGGCGCCTCACCCGGCCGTCGGTGTCTGCTCGGCGCCAGGCGGCGGTGTGCACTCCTCGATGTGGGCGGCGACCGTCTCGGCGGCGATGCGGTGACCATCGGTCGCGCTGACAGCCCGGCCGTGTGAGCCACAGCCATCACACCGCCATGAGCGGCCGTCGTGCTCGGTATAGGCGATGGCCATGCTCACCACCTCCGCGAGGACCGTGCGGGCTGGCGCTGGTGGTCGGTGCGGTTGCCGCGTGCGGAGTTGCAGCGGCGGTGTGCGCTGCGGGCGTTGGCGGGGTCGAGGAGGTCGCCGCCGCGACTGAGGGGGACGGCGTGGTCGAGGGTGAAGGCGTCGCGGTGGCGTCCGGCGAGGGGGCCGGTGATGTCGTAGCGGATGGGCCCGCCGCACCACCAGCAGGGCAGGCCGAGGGCGCGCTGTGCGTCGCACAGCCGTCGGTAGGGGCGCCCGTTGCGGGGGTTGCCGGCCACGGGCGCCTCCGTCCTACAGGTCTTCGCCGAGGACCTCGCGGCGGGCGGCGAGTGCCTTGCGGTTGAGGGCGCCGGTCATCCGGAAGAGGGCGGTGGTGAGGGCGATGAAGCCGACGATGAGCAGGGTCACGGTGATGACGTTGACGATGTGCACGTCTTGGGTGGCGGTGGCAATCATCAGCAGGATGATGTTGCCGCAGGCCCAGGCGAACCAGATGCGGAGCTTCTCGACGCGGACGGCGCTCTGGATGTCTCTGTAGTTGCTCATGGTGCCCCCAAGGCGTTGTGGCGCTGAGGGGGCATCATGCCGCCGTCCGGGGGCGTCCGTACGCGCTGTGGCCGTCCTGTGACGTGGTCAGCGGCGCTGGGCTTCGATGGCGAGGGTGAGGCGGGTGAGCCGGGCCCGTTCGCGGACGGTGTCGGGCAGCGTGAGCGGCTCGGGCCCACAGCAGCCCTTGAGGCAGGTGCTGTGTCCCTCGGAGACGAGGTGGACGTGCGCACCTTGCCGGGCGAGCTGGTGGGCGGCTTCGGCGGCGCTGTGGGGCACCTCAGACCGAGTGGGCATCGCGAAGGCTCCTGTCTGTCAGCGGGCGCGGCGTATCGGCGTACGGCCCTTCCCTTTCCTGAGCACCCATAGGGCCAGCCGTGTGCGTGCCCACAAGGTGCGGAAGCGCCGTTCCGTGAGTCCGAAGACCCCGAAGACGTAGACGGCGATGTCTGCGTAGTCCATCTCGTGATGGTGCTCGGCCAGCGCGTCCACGAAGGATGTGACGTCCCGGCCTGCCTTGCTGCGCCCTTCGAGCCGTGACTGTGCTTCGGCTTCGGCGCCAGCCGCCCACCAGCCGTACTCCGGGGTGCCGCGCTTCGGGATCTCCATGGCGCCTCCGTTGGATGGGCGGCGGCGCGGTTGGGCAGCCCCTCGCCCGTGCCCTTCCGCGCCGCCGCCGGGCACGACAAAGCCCCCGGGTTCAGGTCACCGGGGGCTTTGTCGTGTGTCTGTGTGGGGCCCGTGTGCGGGCATGGCTGTACGCGGAAAGCGTGACACCGCGTTGACCTGCGGTCAAGCGGACTTGATCAGAGGCTGTTTGGCGCGGCGTGCGAGGACGAGGGCGGTGACGTCCTCGACGGCGTACCAGGGCTGGCCCACCGTGCCGCCGGACCGGTGGAGGCGGCCTCGGCGGACGAGCTGGCGGACCCCGGCGAGGCTGATGCCGAGCTGCTGCGCGGTCTGGTGGGCGGTGAGGTGACCGGGCCGGATGAGCTGTGACTCCATGCCTCCATGATGCCCAGGGAGGGAGGCGCCGACAGGGACGATCGCCCCCTCTTTCCGGTGCCTGGGGACCTCTTGGCCGCTGCCTCCCTCGCCTCCCTGGCTGGCCATTTCCGCAGGTCATGTACAGGGAGGCGAGTTGGGGAGGTTGCCAGGGAGAACTCCCCGGGTTCCGGGCGCCTCCCTACTCGTCGAGGTCGTCCTCGTCGGTGTTGGCGGCACGGTCGGCGATGGCTTCGGCGATGCGCTGTCGGCTGACGTGCATGACGCCGCTGGTCTTGTAGTCGCCGTGCCCGGCGTCGTCCAGGACGCGCTTGAGGTCGCGGAACGACCAGCCGTCGTACTCACCGGGGTTGTGGTCGGCGAGACGGCGGAGGACGTCCTGGGTGCGGAGCTTCGGCTCGTTGCCGAGGACGGTGAGGATGTCGGTGAGGTGGTCGGCGGGCGCGTAGGTGGGCGTCTCCGGGACCGCGGTGCCCTCGTACAGGGCCATGGCCCGTTCGACGACCGGCGTCACCTCGTCGACGCCTGCCTCCTTCCGCACGAAGTAGGAGCGGATCAGCCCGGGGGTCTTCCCGAAGCCTGCGGCCATGGCGGTACCGACGTCCTCACCTGCAACGAGGGTGGTCGCCGAGTACCCGTTCTTGTGCATGCCGGTGCCGAGGATCGCGTCGTTGCCCTGGTGGTCGTTGATCGCGAACGCGACCCGGTGGGACACGGTCTTGGAGATCCCGCGCGGCAGGCTCGCCGCATCCGCATCAGGGGTGATCCACATCAGCATGATGGCCGTCTTCCTGGCCTTCTTGGTCACCTTCAAGGCCAGCTCCTTGGCTTCCTTCCCGTGCTCCGGGTGCCCGAACAGCTCGTGGACCTCGTCGAACACGACGATCCGGGGCCGCATCGACGGGTCGCGTTCCGCCATCTCTCGAGTGACCTTGGTGTCCGTTCCGATGCGCTCCAGCTCCTGCCCGCGGCGGGACACCTCACCGGCCAGGGCCCGCAGCGTGTCCATGGCCGCGACCACGTGCTCGTCGTCGTCGCCCTTGACCAGGCTCCGCAGGCGGGGCCGCATCGGGTCGTAGTCGCTGTTGTAGGCCAGGACGTGCACGTCGATCTCTACCAGCGGATCGAGCATCGCACCGAGCAGCAGGGAGACGACCAGCGACGACTTGCCCGAGCCCATGATCCCGGCGATCAGGTAGTTCGCGGCCATCAGACGGCCGATGACCTGCTCGCCGCGGGCGTTGAGGGCAACGGGCACACCCTTGAAGAAGTCGGTCGTGCCCTCCGTCAGGAGCGGCCACGGCGGTACCGGCTTGGTGAGAACACCGGGGTCGGCAACCCACAGGTCGAGGACGCCGGCCTGGTCGCGCGGCTCAGTCGGCCACACCTCGACAGGCTTGCGGAGCAAGTTGTGGGCCAGCGTCGACTTCTTGTCGGCGATCATCTCGACGGAGACGCCGAGCGGGAGTTGCACTTGCGTGTGCCAGCCGTTCCCGGACCGGGTGGTCGGGGACACCCAGCGCGGCACCCACCCTTCCTTAATGGCCTTGTTGAGCGGGGCGATGCCCAGGTTGCCGAGCGCGCGGATGATGGCGCCCTCGTCGGGGACCACGTCGCGCTGCTCGGGGTCGCCGGGCAGGGCCCAGGCCGGGGCGGTCTGACGGTGCCGTCCGACCGCCCACACCCCGGCGAGGGCGATCCACGGCAGGCAGGCGAGGAGCGGGTCCCAGATGACGCCGGCGATGAACGCGACCCAGGCGACGAACTGGATGACGGTGGCGAGCGGGGTGAGGACGTCGGCGACGTCGTGGTTGGCCCAGGCGAGCATGATGCCGAGGAGCAGCAGGACGCCGGCCCCGGCGGTGGCGCCCATGAACAGGGCCTTCGGCGCGTTGATGGCCAGCTGGAGGAGTTCCATGCGGCGCCGGTGGCGGGACTGGCGGAAGATGTAGGCGCGCTGTTCCCAGTCGCGGGCGACGTCTTCCTGGCCTGCGGCTTCGGCGGCCCGCATCATCCGTTCGTGGCGTGCGGTGGTGCGGGAGTCCCACGCGCGGCGGGTGAGGATCCGGGCGCCGCCGTACAGGTAGGAACTGTGCCGGACGACGGCCCGGTAGGTGCCGTGCTCACGGGCCTCGACGACGACGCGCCGCAGGTGGTCGATGCGGACGCGGCGGCGGGGCCGCGGCGTGTCCTCGACGGCCTGCTCGGGGGCCGGTGCGGTGTCGGGCTCGGGGGCGAGCTTGAGGATGGACACCTGCGGCTGGTGGTGTCCGTTGACGCGTTCAACGACGGTGTCCGTCATGCTGGTCTCTCCGGTCGTTCTGTTGGGCGGTCCGGGGCCCGGGGACGGCGACGGCTTGGCGGTTGGACGCCGTCCCCGGGGCGTGGCTACTTGCTCTTGCGGCGGGCGGCCTGGCGCTCGATGCGCTCGACCTTGCGTTGCAGGTCGCTGATGTCGACGCCGTCGCCGGCCAGTCCGCGTTTGGCCATGCGGGCGGTGAGGGCGGCGACGCGGAGCTTCTCGCCGGTGGTGAAGTCGGCGAAGCGGACGTCTTCGGGGTTGTCGGCCACGGTGGGTTCCTCCCTGGCGGTCCGGGGCTGTCCCGGCTCCCCACGGCACCCGGCACGGGGTCGGGTGCCGCAGGCAGCTGGTCAGCCCTGGTACGGGTACTGGTGGTTGTCCCGGTAGCGTTCCGCCTGGTCCTGGTGGCGCTTGGCTGCGGCCGAGTCGCCGCGTAGGGCGGCGGCATGGGCTTCTGCGGCGGCGGTACCGGCGGCCTGACGGTCGTAGTCGGGATCCGCGGGGCTCTGGCAGTGGCTGGTGAGCTTGCCGGCCCTGGCCTCGGCGTTGTTGCGGTCGAGGATGCTGGGCCGGGAGTTGTTGCGGTCGAGGATTCCCATGGGGGTCCTTTCGGGTTGCGCGTCGGGGCTGGCCGGCCCCACCGCCCCCCCCCGGGCGGGCCGCGGGGGACGGAAGGGCACGTCAGCGGCCCTTGCGCTGCATGTCGCGCCACGTGTCCCGCACGACCAGGACGACGATCGCGCCGACGCCGCCGAGGATCGCCAGCGCGAGGGACGCGAACGCCAGCCCGATGGAGCCGACGCACACCGCGCACGCGATGCCGATCCACTCGCCGGTCGAGCGGCCGGCCTTGCGGTGGTCGTGCTGGCACTGATGGGCGGGCGCCTGTGCCTGCTGCTGGGTGGCGATCCTGGCCAGCTCCATGGCGGCCATGGCGAGCTGCACGGCGGCGGTGTCGGTCTCCGCGTTGCGGACCGCCTGCTCGGCCTTGTCGAGGGCGTCGCTCATGGCGCCACCGGCCTGACCACCTCGCGGCGGAGTTCCGTCGCGTCGCGGCGGGAGAGCCCGAGTTCGTCTTGGAGCGTCTGGATGGTCACCGGCCGCTTCGTCGACCTGACCGCCTCACGGTTGAGCCTGCGGGCCTCTCGGCGCAGGTCGGACGGGGTGAGCGTGACCGGCGCGGTGACCACCTGCCGGGTGCTCGCGGCGGGTACGGCGGTGGTCACCTTCGGCGGGCTGACGGCGTCCCACAGGAACGGTGCAGCCGTCAGCGTGGCTGCCGCCGGGATGACCGCCTGGGCGGGCTGCTCGACCGGCACGTACCGCTCGGCGAAGTGGTCAAGCCGGAACTGACGGCGGGGCTCGATGGTGGTCACCTCGGGCCGGGCCACGATCGGCAGCATCCGGGCACCGGCCGGGACCACCTCCGGTGCCACGGGCAGGGCGCGGGGCTGGTCGTCGTCGACGCGCTCCACGGTCACCTCGGCGGTCACCGCAGGGGCGTCGAGGCGCTCGGCGAGGGCCTGGTGGATCTGCCGCATGAGCGCACCGAACGCGAGGAGCGCGGCGGTGGGCGGTACGGCGGCGACCACGTAGTCGAGGGTTCCGGCGGCGGTGCCGACCCCGGCGACGTTCAACGCGATTGAGGACACCGAGCCGACGACCGTCAGACCGATGGCCCACCCGTCGACGCGGCCGGCGAGCGCGGCCCGGAGCATGAGCAGCTCCCCGGCGACGATGAACAGGTCGAGGGTCGCGGGCCACGCCCACGCCCGGATCACCTTGCTCTCCATGCCGTTGGCGAGGGCGACCTCCGCCAGGTGCGCGTACGACAGCCAGAACGCGGCGGCCGTGAGCGCGACGATGACCAGGCCGGCTGCCATCGCGAGGGTGCGGGACGCGTTCACCGGCCACCTCGCTGAAGGCGGGCGGCGTCGGCGACGAGGCGGGCGAGGCGGAGCCCGGCGACGTGGAGGCCGTGGACGACCTGCCGGGCGTCCTCGGTGGTGAAGGTGTCCTCGATGTCGACGGTCGCGGAGATGACCGGGTGGGGTTCGGGCTGCAGCTGCGCGTAGGGGGCG